TTTTTTAAAAGCCTCATTTTTGGTAATCATTTGAGATTCCATTCTTCTATAGAACTTGTTAGCTATCGCTTCTCGTTCTTGTTTATTGGTTTTCATTTGTATATACCTCCTAAAAGTATGTTGTTTAAATGAACCATAAGTATAACACGAGTGGATACATTCTGTCTAACTATTTAAGTAAGTATTTTTCTTCTGCTAACGGAATTCCATCTCAGATCTGGGAGACGGCAGAACCCCCAGAGATCCTCCTGTTGTGTTATCATGTGTTATGCCTTGCAGAAATCCCGAACCCCGACACCAGATTAGAATACCCCGACCCGACCCGAATGATTTATCAACCTTTCAAGACCATCAACGGCGTCTCCTGGAAGGATCTGGAAGCTCTGTTGTGTTGTGTTATGTGTAGCAATACACCCCTCATTTAATATTCTTTAGCTTAACCCGACCCGACCCGATTTTTTCCTAGCTTTTTTGTGGGGGAGAGAGGGAGAGAGAGGGGGGATGCGATTAACTTTCGAATTCCTCGCATATGCGTAAATATAACTATAAAAAATAATTACATTTTGTATAACAAAACACTTGCATATATTGGATACATTTAGTAGTATTAAAGAGTGATAAATATTTTAACCCTCAAACTTTTAGGAGAGTAATTATGGGAACAAGAAGTAATATAGCGTATCAAAAACCAAGTGGAAAAGTTGTAGTGATGTATTGTCATTATGACGGCTACCCAGAATATAACGGCAAGATACTTTATAACCACTACAACAATCGATCTAAGGCTCATGCTTTAGTAGACAACGGCTATCAGTCTAGTCTTAAAGAAACAATAATAGAATCAAACGAGGGCAGAGTTCATCAAGACCCACCTCAAACATTTCATTCTATTCACGCTTTCTTAATGAATGTGCAGTTCGATATTGAATGGATTTACCTATTCAAAAACAACTCTTGGTATGTAGCTGAAACCAAGATGATTAAAATGCCTAATGGCAGATATGATCTTGAAACTTTACATGACAAAGATTTTACACCTCTTTGGGCATACTTCACAAAGTATAATATTGCCGTAGGTGATCAGTCATGAAATATAAATTTAAAGAACGCAACAAGTTTAAACATATCAGAAGAAACATTTTTGATATACCTACAGGGGAGTTAGATACTCCCCTAACTAACGGACATCAAGTCTTAGAGTTTCTTTTAAGTGTAGCCAATAAAGAACGCTACAAATTCAAAGCTAGAGGTAGAGGTAGCCGTAAGTTTTATGGTAATAGCCAAGACCTACCACTAGAACACGCTGAAAAGATAGCACTTTATCACTCTACAAAAAATAATATTGCAGAGAAAGAACATCAAGAATACAGACGATCTAAGTCAGCTTGGGAGATAAGTTATAAACTCAGACAAATTAAAGATGCGATTGAGATGCATAACAATTCTTTTGACAACGACTTAGAAATTAATTTAGAGGTAAATAAAAATGACAGTTGAAAATAAATTAACTATGCATGAGTTATGTAAAAGAATAGACAACGAGTTTGAAGATGTTGATCTATCCATTCATGACAGTCCAACCAAAGGAACTGTAGCAGTCATATATTTTTATGAAGATAAACTAGAGGTACACGAAGATGAATGATTATACAGTAGTGATTAAAGTTAGGATACCTGAATGTAAAGATAAACAAGAAGCTATTGATTTTGTAGCAGATAATATTGGTTTATCAGAATTTAATTTAGAAATAGATGTTATGGAGAACGAAGATGAAAGTATTTAAAACCAAAACAGAAGATCATCCTATTACAACAACAGTTAATCTTGTTGCAAGACCATCATCTATATGGTCGGTTGATTATGATATGTTTAAAGAATTTTTTGTAAAAGAAGGATTTGATACAAAAGCAGATTGGGAAGATTATCTTAATTATTTTGAAGATGCAGACTCAGACTGGATTAATGATATAGCAGAGTTTTATAACTTAGGTTGGGATTATATAGACCCAGACAACGGAAGATGTAAAGGCAACGATTATTTTGTTTTATATTTAAAGGAGAACGAAGATGCTTAACCTTTTAGAAATAATGTTTGAAATTACAACCCTTTTAGTGCTTGTAGCAATTTTATATATGATAATAACTGAAGATAATAATAGGAGATAACATGACCCAATATTCAGACCAAGTAGAAAAACGCAGGCAGGAAAGCCTAGAAGAAAGAATGGATAAAACTATTACTTCTTATTACTTTCAAAAGCATGAAAGTAATGAAGATATAGAAGATTACCAACAGATTGATTATGCAAGTGGACGCAGAGTCATAAATAATATCAGTAAACCTGGCAGACCCAAGACAACCCAAACAGAGCCTATGCGTAAATGGTTATTTGAAACTTTCTTTGCTAAATGATTGAGATAATTGGATATATATTTGGCGTAGGCTTTCTTATTTGGCTAACCATACTGCTTGGTATTTTTATCGCAGTTAAATACTTTGAGAACCTATGAAAAGATACCGTTATGTTATTGTCAAACAAGACAAACCCAAGACTTCGCTTCCTTATGGCGTAGAAGTTTATCTAAATCAAGACAAAGAACCCATCCGATCTTATTGGTTTAAAACACCCCAAGACAGAATAGAGGGATTAAAGATTGTTGCTAATTATGATTAATCTCGATACAATCCGAAAGTGGTGCTTGTTTGATTTGATTCAATATATCTTCTACTCTCCTAAAGTATGTATCTTATGAGTGCCACACTTTCATGAGCTTCTTATTTTACCTAGCACTATTCTTATACATCCTTGTATTTATTTTGGATAGACCTAACCAAAACTAATCAAAACTTTCTTCTTCTTCTAAATCCGTAGCTTCATCTATTGCTTTTTGATCTATTGCTTCCTGTTTTAGATCTTCCTGTTCCAACCTTTCTAAACTATCAGCCTCATCTTCCAGCTCGCCTGGATCCAGAAGACCGTCAGTTTTATTGGCTAAGACCACATTCCCCATCAGCTGCTCAAGTCGTTTCTCTACTTCTTCCCGACTCATTTGATCTACCTTCCCGAACATAACCTCTTTTCTATCCACCACAAGACCCCCGACTTTTAACAAACTATTTTGTGCCGATATGGCAGCATTAAAAGACCCAGCTTCGAGGGCCTTGTCTCTAATATCATATAAATCCTGGACAGCTCTATCATAATTTAACTCATACTTCTTTTTAGCTTCATTCATCAGATAGTTATATTCTTTGCGAATAGTAGGATGATTCATGAGCTTATTAGCAGATTGTCGAGCATCTTTATACCCAGCCTTATGTGCGCATTCTACGAGAGATAAACGAGGATTATTGACAGCTTGCCAAATAAAGTTTCTTTGTCTGCGATTGAGTGAATTGTCTAGATTAGCGAATTCAATGGGGGCTTCTTCTTCTGGAGAAAGGATAGGTTCATATTCTAGTTTATTTTTTCTATAACCCATATTTTTGTAAGCATATTAGAGCGGGATAGTTATTAATACCTACCCCCACTTTACCCTAAAGTGTATTGAGAGGATACCTTACAACAAATTACTTCGTCAAGATATTTATTATATTTTTATCTGTATTTCCTTCTTTCCTATGACAAAAATGAAAAAAATAAAATAATCGTCAAACCCGCATTCTTATCATGTTTTCTTGCGTCATACATTTATGACAATAATAAGACAATAATAGATTAGTCATTATCTGGCGTAAATTCTATGACAGTTTCACCCAGTTCTACATACTGATTGAGGATCTCATCTACTAAATGCAGCAGCTTATCATCATCTTCTTCTACAAGCTTCTGTAGACTCCACACACAATAGCTCAATGAAGTTAAAACAACGCTTAACTTATCCTCGCCTCTTAGTGTGTAATTATTAAAAAGATTCTCTAAACGCGAAACCACCTCAGCTAGAGTTGGCTTTTTCATTTTGCTTTGAATTGGGACTACTTTAACTGTCATGAATTAACTATAACCTATTTAGCAGAATTATCTAGGTCTTCTTTTTTGACTTCATTTGCAACATGACGCATCAATATATCAATAAGTTCTAGCTTTTCAGACCTGGAAAGACTATGAAACTGGCTTACGATTGTTTGTATTAACTCTGTACTACTCATATTTTTATTCCTTATATAAAAGCGGGGGATTGTTTCGCCAAGCTCCCCCGATACTTATGCAGACTATCCAGCTTAATTGCTGAATTACGCGAACTAAACTATTTGAATGTTCTCAAACTCTTCGTTATGAAACATACGGACCTCTTCTTCTGGAAAAGATGACTCAAAGTTTAAGTTTTCTTTGTGATATTTTTTGTAGGCCTCCACAAGATTATCCGTTTTCTTATCAGCCAGATCGTTTTCAGCCTGGTCATAAGACAAACGCATTAACATGTACATATCGCTTGTTCTACCCATTTGTAACCTCCTAAAGTTTCTATATGTAGACATTATAGACTTTTTACTTTAAAATGCAATGAAACACATTTACTTAGGAGAGTAATATGCAAACAACTAAAGAACAGATAGATGCAATCTTAAATGCATCAAACGAAAAAGAGATCACTAAAGATCGCCTTAACTACACTTTGTTTGAACTGAAGGCTAACATCTCAGATCTAACAGAGATTGTTAATAAGCTTACAGATGCCGTTGATAGCATGAAGGAGGCCTCATGAAAATAATGCCAGAAATCTTAGAGAACGAAGAACATATGGTCCTTGGGGATGCTGTCTATTTCCCAGATATGGAACATAACTTCTATCATTCAGTACCAGGAATCTCATCATCAAACATTAGAAGGTTTGGTGAGAGTCAGCTTCATGCATTTGAGGAAGAACATGAGACTACCCCAGCCATGAAGTTTGGAACTGCCGCTCACTCGCTTATTGTTGAGGGAGAGGAAGCTTTTGTGAATGATGTGGTGTGCTTGAGTGGATCTCCATACACCAACGCTAACAAAGAGTTAAAGAAGGAGTATGAAGACAGAGGATTAACCGTTATTACTGCTAAAGATAAAGACACTCTTTACAGTATGAAGGAAGCTTTGATACCAGAAGCCATCAAACATCTATCAGCTGATGAAGGAGAATACCCAAGTGTGTTCAATTCTCCATTTGAAAGAGCAATCTTTTGGTGGGAAAAGGATCTATTGCTTAAAGTTAAGTCAGATGTGCTTAGACATCCTGTTAATACACCTCATGAATCTAACTCAATTATTCTTGTTGATTATAAAACTACGACTGATTGCTCAGTTCGAGGCTTTACTTCATCTATCAAGAAGTATCAGTACGATCTTCAAGCCGCTTGGTACAAGCGTGGCTTTGAGAAAGCTGGCTTTCATGTAGCTGATTTTATCTTTGTTGCACAAGAAAAGAAAAAACCTTTTGCAAGTAAGATTTTTAAAATGAATCATGATGACATGACTGCTGGTTGGCTCAAGCTTGAACATTTGCTAGGCGAATACAACGCTGTATTAAACGGCAAAGAAGCTACGATCTATAACTCACCTAATATTGTGACTGTAGATCTTGGAGATAGGAAGTGAGCAAAGTCAAAAATGATCCAGTAAATCACCCCCCTCATTATTTGCAGGGGGGTCTTGAATGTTTAGATGTGCTTGAATCTATGCTTACGGCTGAAGAATTTAAAGGCTACTGCAAAGGTAATGCCGTTAAATATATTTGGAGAGAAGATCATAAAGGCGCAAACATTCAAGATTTAAAGAAAGCAGTTTTCTATTTAAACCGTATCATTAAAAAGTTGGAGAACATGTAATGATTAATTATCCTTGTGGTTGGTTTGATGTAGAACAGTTGCCTAATAATTCTGAAGAAAAAGAAGATGACTGAACTAAAAAAAGAAAGAGAGGTCTTGGTCCAAGCAAAATTTTATGTTGATGCTGTAGATCCAAACGCTGCAAACGTTCCAGATTTATTAAGAAAAAAGTTTGAAACTGAGGTAGATAAAAATAAAATATTCTTTTCCATTTGCATACCAGGTGATAATAGCAAAATAGATTTAGAAAAACTTGTCGAAGAAAACAACGATCTTTTACATAAGGTTAAATTTTGGCAAGAACTTTACCTAAAAGCTATAAATCCAAATACCCAAAAAACGTGATAACTTCGTTAAGGGTAAACCCTAGGGTAGGGTAAGAAAACGTCACCAGCGGCCTCTCAGAAGGTCGTTTTTTTTCAAAACACAAAAAAAAGGGGCATATAGCCCCCTTCTTTCTTTTACACCTAGAATGGAGGTTTATCTCCAGGTGCAGCTGGTTTCATCTCTGAAGGTTCCATCTTAATGATTTTAGTCTTCAACGAAGTAACAGCTTGGCCGTCATTATTAGTCCAGTTATCTTCATACTGTCTAATACCAACTTTGAGTTGCTTACCAATAAAGTCTTTTGCAAGATCTGGTAGCTTTTTAAATCCACAAACAAGAGCAAGCCGACTAAATATCTCGCTTGCTATTCTTTTTGAATCTTCGTTAGCAGACCATAAGTTATACCATTCATTATGATCTCGGTATTTACCGCCATCAATTTGAAAAGTTACCTTCTGCGTCCAATTACCGCTGTTAGATTTATATTTCTCAGCAGCAATAATCTTTGCCTCATACTCACCAGTTGGAGCAACCTCTGGACCTTTCGATTCCATTTGCTCCACATTCTCAAAAAAATCAACGCCATCAAAATCTGACATTACGCACTCTCCTTATTTTCAATATTAATATTAAACCCTAATTTTGTAATTAGAGCAGTTAGATTTGGTTCCTCAAAGGCTTCTAGCTTACCGCTACGATCTTTGGCTGTGTAGCCTTGACCTATCCTTGTTTGTAACCACCTTGCAGCTACGGGATTACCGTCATCATCTTGATCTTCGATAACTCGTAGTGCCAAAACCTCGTCAAAGAAATACGTAATTGCATCCCCCAAAGGTTTACTTGCCATCTTAGGACCAAAGAAAAATACACCATCATTATTTTCTTTACCTTCTTTGCAAAGAAATAAGACATGCATATCTAGATCCCTAAATGATCTCATTAGACTTGTAACAGCTTCACTTACGTTTTGATAAGCCATTCTTCCGTCTTTGTTTCTACCTTTCTCATGTACCAACAAGATCTCAGAGATCTCTGATACAGAGTCTAAACATACGCTATCGTAGACTAATTCACCAGATTTAAGAGCAGCATACACTTCTCTTAGATCATCATAATTAGATACTTCAATAGCAGATACGTTAGGCGCATCTTTAATGGAAAGCAAACCAGCTTCCGCACTAATAACTAAAACCTTACCTGGCATACTTTGTGTTGAAAAAGTTTTACCAGCTCCCGCTTGACCATATACAAGAAGCTTGGCCCCTTGTTGGTCCACCAATTTATCAGGTGTTTTTATCTTATCTTTTAAGCTCATGATCTACCCTCCTATAGTTTGTGTAAAAATGAACTTGATTATTATAACCCAAGAAACTACAATATGTAAATCATATTATTTAGGAGAAGTATATGAGCAAACAAAACGATATAACTTGGCTAGCTAATTACTATTTTAGGTCCAAGGCTATTGCAACAAAAAAATTAAAGGAGTTAAGTACTATGGGCGTTCAACCAAAGCATAAAGAAAGAAAAGTAGATCAATATACATTATCTGGTTATATAAAGTTTTTAGGTCATAAAAAAGCAGCAGAAGATTTTAATTGTTCTGAAGCATCATGCAAATCCTGGAGGTATGGATACAGACAACCATCTATAGCGCAAGCTAAACAGATCATCCAAGCAACAGAGGGAAGATTAGACTTTGAATCTATTTACGGTTCTATATCTGAAATTTTAGAAGAACAAAAATAGTATGTTCCAACTCAATATTACCGAGGATGACTCGTCCTTGGATATTGCGCTGGCTTATTATGATGATGGATATAATGTAGTACCTTTACAAAGATCTAACAAGAAACCTCCATCATTTTTAAAAGGCTGGGAACAATATAAGGAAACAAGACCCAGTAGGGAACTTGTAGAGTCTTGGTTTAAAGATAGAGACAATTTAGTTGTCGCATTAGTTTGTGGCAAGTTTGTTGTTGTTGATGCAGATTCACCAGAAGCTATGGATTGGGTAGAAAAGAATTTACCCGCTTGTCCATTTAAAGTTATAACTGGTAAAGGTATGCATTACTATTATAACAATCCAGAAAACTATACAACCTTTGCAACAAGAAGGACCAACGAAACACCTATTGAACGACTAATAGATATTAGAGGTGTGGGTGGTCTTATTATTGCTCCATATAACCGTCATGCCAATGGCCAAGTTTACAAGCCTGTTATGTTTCCAGATTGGAAAATACATGACCATACAGATCTTCCAGACTTTACTGAAAAAGAATACTTACAGATTACAGGAGTTCCTAAGATTGATAGCAGTAAGCAAACGGCACCTTTCTCCTTGGATGGTGTGTTGGAAGGATCTAGAAATGATGGAGCTGCTAGAATTGCAGGTTATCTCATATCTAAAAATGTAAACCTAGAATTTGTAAGAGTCTTTTTACAAAACTGGAATAAGAATAATAATCCACCACTACCGCAACAAGAAATAGATTCAGTTGTTGATAATGTCAAAAGAACACATGACCGTAAGAATCAGATAGCTCCACTATTCATTCAGTCAACTGAAAGCATTACACCACCTAAAGATCTATTCTCACCACCTGGAATGCTTAAAAGTATGTTTGACTTTTGTGAGGATATTGCTCAAGTTCCACAACCAGAACTATCTCTTGTAGGGGCTTTAGCATTAGCAAGTGTTACTTGTGGCAGATTGTATAGAACAAACATGAATAACTTTTCTAGTATGTATTTTATGGGTGTTGCTAAATCTGGACAGGGTAAAGAAAACATCAAAACATTTATTGAATCTGTATTAAATGCTTCAGATCAAGACAAGTTAATTGTTGGTGATGGTTACACATCAAGTGGCGCTGTTCATTCTGTTTTAAAAATAAGACCAACTCAAATAACAATTATGGATGAGTTCGGCAAAAGACTTGAGGCTATAAGTAATGCTGGTAACACAAATAAAGAAGATGGCATACAAACACTTATGGAAGCTTGGGGTCGTTGCCATGGGACTCTACGACCAGACAACTATTCTCTTATGGCAGTACAAGAAGAGTACAAAGAAAAGATGATGAATAGAGTTACACATAAACCAGCTATTACATTAGTTGGATTATCTGTACCCAAAAACTTTTACGGCGCACTAAACAGCGGAAGGATAGCAGATGGTTTTCTTAACAGGTTTGTAGTTGTTGAATCTAATGAACCAAGACGTGTTGGAGATCTAAAAAGATTTAAAGAACCACCTACAAGTATAGTTAATTGGGTTAACTATGTTCGTAGAATGAAAGGTAATTTATCTGATGCAGCAAGAGATAATGCAGAGTTAGATATAAACCAAACTGTACTAGAGTTTGATAAACCGTCAGAAGAACTGTTACAAGACTTTGCAAGGGAGATTATTAAAAGGCAAGACATATTAGAAAAAGATAACTTAGAGCCTTTGCTCAGTAGATCCAGAGAGAAGGCTATGAGATTGTCTTTGCTTGCTACTTTAGCTTCTAGTGCTGATGCAACAAAGATTACAGCCGATATAACTAAGTGGGCGATTGATTACATTAGATACTATGATCTTATGTTTATTGAAGCTTGTAGAGATAAGGTAGCAAGTTCTGCAACAGAATCTAAAATCAAGCAAGTCTTATCATTTATTAGATCTAGAAATGGAGAAGGTATATCTAAAAGAGAAGTAGATAGGCATGAACTATTTAGAAGTATGAAGTCATACGAAGTTAAAGAAATTATAGAACGATTAAAAAATGCTGGAGAAATCCAGGAAATTGAAATAAAAGTTGGGGGCAAAGGTAGGCCAACCAAAAGGTTTGTTGCCGTAGATCCTAACTTCTTTGAGGAATAATATGAAGACACCATCATTAGAAAGTAGAGAAGATCAGAAAAGAGAAGAACGAGTAGCAGGATTCTTAGAGGGCCTTTGGGGGGTTAGTTGTCATAAGTTACCCACAAGTTATTCATTAGATTATTGGATAGAATCGCAAGAAAGGAATTATTGGTGTGAAGTCAAGTGTCGCACCTTTGCGTATGACAAGTATGACACTTTAATAATCTCTACGAATAAATTAAGAAAAGGATCTTCGTTTGCATTAGCAACAGGCGTACCGTTTATTATTGTTTACGCTATGACTGATGGTATTTATATGCATGAATGGAAGAAAGACTTTGTTTATGATGTCAGAATGAATGTAAGTGATAATCCTACTTATGACGAAGATAACGAGCCTTACATACATATACCTTTAGAAGATTGGATCTGTTTATCAAACAAGCCTTTGGGTATGGATCGTAATGAAATAGGTTTCTAATGAGAAAAAATGCACCAACAACCAAACTTACCAAAGAACAAGAAGCTTGGATGAAGAAACAAAAGTTATATGCAACTCACCCTATCTATAATAATCCTTTAATTAGAAAGATCTGTAATGATTTTGATGGAAAAGTAATTGAAGTAAACGGTAAAAGTATTACCCAAGCCTAGAAGGTCTACCGAATAACTGTTCGTCTAGATCTAATCTTTCTTGTGATAAAGGATCTAGGTTAGGCATTTCAATTGATGAAATATCTGGAAGAGGTATGTTTTGAACAACAGGCGCTTGAGTTGAACGTAAGTTTTGCCTTGCTTCTTGTTCTATATCCTCTACTCCAGTAACTATTTCTTGTGCTGCTTTTTTTGTATCGTTTATTATCTGTTCAACTCCTACCGCATCTATTGCACCATCCATAATATCTCTAGCCAACGATCCTGCTTGCTCTGCTTCCATTCCTAATTGTCTTACAAGAGTCTGTCTGATTGCTTGTTCTGTCATATCCAAAGAGGTCATAATTGAACCTTTATCTGTTTTAGCAAAAGCAGCTACTGCTGTAGGAGAAGAAAAAAGCTTTCTTGCAACTGCCAATCCTAAAACCGTAGGCAATACAGCTATTGGATTAAGAGCCAAACTAGCACCAATACCAGCAGCAACCAATCCACCAGCTGCGCCTCCACGACCAGCTTCTTGTTTAGTTAAAGTGTCTATTGTTTTTTGAAAGTTTTTTAAACCCTGTGTAAGTTCTTTTCCAAACATAGCATCTAGAGTCTCATCACCATATGAATCTAAAGCTGTTTTTAAGTTTCCAGGTTTAAAAAGATCTGTGATGCTGCCTTTACCGTTTATGTCTATAGATTTAGACAAAAGCTTCTGCATACTTGCTTGCTGTATACTAGTAAACACTTCATCACTTACGGTATCTTTTAAAATTTGAATGTTTGCATTAGCGTTAGGTCTAAAAATTATATTAACCGTTTCGTCTATTCCTTTTAACGGTAAATCAGATATTGCTCTATTAGCCTCTAACTTTAATCTATCTTCAGAAGCTTTAGCTAATTGTTTTAGTCCTTGTACAAAAGCCAGGCCTTGATTGCTCGCATTTAAACCAACTTGTCTGCTTGGATTTGTAAAGTCTGCTACTAAGTTTTTTATTTCTTGAGGTTTTAATCTTGGATTAATTTTATTAATTTGATCTATTGTAGTTCTAACAAGATTGGCTGTATTTTTACCCGTTGCGCTATCAGTAAATAAAGAATCAAATTTTCCAGGATAGTCTCTTTCAAATTTTTTAATTTCTTTTGCAAATTGTGTAAAGTTTATTGATTCATCTACTACATCCGTTGATGCTCTAAATGCATCATTAAACAATCTTTGTTTTATTTGTGCTTTTAATCTTTTTTCTGTATTACCAACTTTTCCTGCTTGGGTTAAGTATTTATCATACTGATTAAGTGCTTTAAATATGTCATCTAACTCTGCTTTGTCTCCATTTAAAATAACTTTTTTATAAATTTCATCTGCATCAAATGCACCTTTCTGAGAATTAGAAATAATTTTTTTAATTTCCATTCTATCAAATGGAGCCATTCTTTCAGCAGCCGTTCTGTTTGCAATTCTAAGCTGTTCTATTGCATTATTCATATCAGATAAAATGTCACCCTCTATTTCAATTTCATCTCCAAACGCGTTAGGATTAAGCTCTTTGTTTCTTTTTAAAGTTTTTGCTAACTGCACATTAAAATTAGTGACACCCTCGACCTCTAGCTGAGTCAAAATACTATTAGGCCCTCCTTTTGGCACAAAGTATTCACCATTTTGATTTACTCTAGAATCATCTAACTTACGCATTATTTCAATAATTACTTTTCGTTCAGGGCTTGCTTCAAGAGTATCTCTTGATATGGTGTTTAGTTTTGAATAAGCATTTCTTATATGCGATAAAGATACTAAGTTTGGATTGCCAAATTCATCTATGGGGTTTGCAACATCATTTTTTAATTGTAAAAGCGCTCGTTCTATTTTAGCAACTATGCCCCCATCTAACTCATCTTTATTATTTACACCCCAAAAATAATCTGAATCTTTATGTTGTTTAATTAATTTAAGAGAATCATCAACATTATTATATATAACATTACGGATAATTCTGTCGGTTGTTTGTGCTTTCGCAAGTTCTAATCCCGTTTTTCCTTCAGTAGAAACAAGATTATTAAAAACCTCGTCTACACCTCTGTATTTATTCCCTAAATCAATTGTTACTTCACGTCTTGCTCTTGCTAAGTTTTCTTTTAACTCATCACTTAACATTTTTCTAGTTGGAGCGTCACCATAATTCCCAACTTCAATTGCATCATCCACAACTTCGTCCAACATTTTTTTAAGTTGTTGGGTAACAGTTTTTTCTTTTAAGCGTAATGCTTGCAAACTTGCTTGAACTTGTTCATCTAAAGATCCTTTTGTTGCATCAGATATAGATTTTTGCAGCAACGCATTTTCCCCACCAATTTCTTTTAAAAGGTTGTCTATTTCAAGTCTTAAATATCCAGCGCTTTCTTTATCTCTCATATTGCCAAGTACTTGTTCTGAAATGCTTTGCAATCTTCCAGGAAGTTTTTTACCTAAAGTTGCTTGAGATGCTAAACCTTTAAAATCAAATTCTTTAACTCTACCATCTCTAATTGCTTTTGCTATTTGTCTTTCACTTGCTTCTTTACCCAAACTCGCATCTAATTTTAATATATCAGTTGCAGACCTTCCCTTGGCCATTTGCCTGTTAAGTCTTAAATCTTCTACTGGCGCATTTTTACCTAAAAATAATTTAAACCCCATACCTATAAGTTCACCTACACCTTGGCCGATAGACCCAAACAAAAACTCACCACCAAACAAATCTTTTAATTCATCTCTTTCTTGAAGTTGAAAACCTTCTTGATAATCTAATGCTTCTTCCGCAGCTTTACCTACGGATGAGCCTGCTCCAGCAGCAACCATTCTAGCTATTCTGGATCTACCACCAAACAAAGCTGTCAAGCCTTTAATGAGTCTTAGTTGGGGTGACATAAGAGCAATTGCTCCTCCTATAGGTCCAGCAATACCAGCAAAGTCTGCAAGATCTCCAGTCTTTAAACCAAAATCATTTTCATCAATTATAGTATTTAACGGTATTCTAGAACCGTCAGTAAGTGTTCTATATTGAATAGGCAATCCTAGCTCTTCTAAACCTGTAGGAGTTAAAGCTACTTGTCCTTTAGTGTTTCTTGTAAAACCTGAAGATCCTACAAAATTACTTAAAACTTGATCTTGTTCCTTAAATCCAAGAATTCCACCAGTTTCTGCTCTGGCTAATTGCGCTCTAAGATTTCTTAGCACGCCTTCTCTTTCAGTACCTTTGTCTATTTGTCTTTCAAACTTACCTTTAACTCCTGTTTCATAATCAAAGTTTAATTTGTCATAAAAAGGAGAAACAGCACCAGATGCTATAGTAGCTTTTACT